CTCAATGATTCGTCCAATCCATGAATCCGGATCTAGATTGATATCGGCCTTCAATTTGTCAGTAAATCCACCGGCCACTCGGGTCACCACACCGTTCGGCAGGACTACCTCAAAACCGCCCCACAGGCCCTCACGCTTCGAGCCTCTCCGACCTTCGTAGTGACCCACGATAACTCCTTCGTAAGTCGCGATAGGTTTCACTTTACGTATATTAGAAGACCTTTTAAAGAGGTACGGAGCCACCAGGTCCTTCACCATGATGCCCTCGTAACCGGCGTCTGTGTCGTGGAGGTAGGCGGCGAGGAGCTCCTCTTGATTATTGGCGAGTCGACCTTGGACCTGGACCACCGCCGAGTCTCCGACCTGCGACACTAATTCCTTGGCGAGTTCCAACCTATCCTCAAGGTCTAGGTGGCTCTCCTGGTCGCGCCAGTCCTCGAACGGTAATGCATCGAAGACATGAAAAACCATTTTCGAGTCGTCCTTACCTTTCTTATGGGACATGACTACCGAAGCTGAATCATTCCACGTTTCACCCATGACCTCACCGTCGAGGACAAACTCGTCCCATGGAGCCGACTCGAGGAGAGACTTGATCCGGGGTAAGGTCTCGAGGACGGTACCATTGCGAGTGAACATCGTCACCTCACCGGAGTGCTTCACGGCCACACACCGGAGACCGTCGAGCTTCGGTTCTACCCACGTCGGGTACAACACAGGTTCGCAGATGATGATTCCCTTGCCGTCCTCGTACCGAGTCTCTAGAGTCTCGGCTAGTTGAACCGAGAATCCAACGATTGCACCGGGCCACACCTTGTTCACCGTGGTGGACTGGACGCCACACCGAAGGTTTTTTAGAAGAATTCGTTGGCACCACTTCTGCTGCGGTCCCGTCATGTCCGTGAAGAGCCGGACCACGAGATCCTTGGCGGCGTTGCCGGTCACTTTGCGTGTGGACAACTTTTCGTAGATATCCTCTAGGAAATGCTCTAGAACAAGATCGTCAGCGCCGATTCCTTCGGCCTTGGGTATCTTGAACTTGTTGACGTAGTAGTTGATGTACGGATCGCCAGCGGCCACGAAGACCTTCTTGAGGAGGTCGTTGGTGACCTGCGACTCAAGAAGTTCCTCTTTGAATAGACGAGAGTTGTTGGCCTCGAGCTGTTCCAGGATGTCAATGACGGATTGCATAGATCCAATCTATCATACGTCAATTGAACATTTCACAACTCTTCTGTCACAGTTTCTTTCTTTTTCTTCGAAGATTTTTGCGAAATCAAATTTTCGTTAACTGTTGCATCTTGCTTAAGATTATCAATCTCTAGTTTTACTTCAGAGACTGTTTGCGCAAGAATCGTGGGAGGTTCATCGACTTGAATCTTTTTACCTGTATCTTTTAAAAGAGTGGGAGGGTCTAGAACGACAACTCCTTCTTGTGGAGATGAAACGATAATACCAACCGCTTCATGAAATTCAGTTTCGAGTGGCGGAGAAACTCCCATTTTATTACATTTTTGTGATAACGTGAAATAGGTAGTAATACCAGAAGCGCTTAAAAATTGCTTTAAGTTTGTTTTTTTCTTTTTTAGTAGATCCGTTAAACGGATTGGTGGCGTTTTTTTTGGTTTAAATTTTGACATAGTTCCTCAATTAATTATGGCGTCAGCTTATTTTCTTGAGAAGCCTCAAGATTATGGAGCAGATCTGAGATAACATTTTGAAATTGTGGCGATGCAGCCACATCACGAATCTTACCTTCGGAGAGGTTTAAATCCCACTCTCTATCGAAAGCTTCAGCAAATTTGGTCATAACTCGCAACACATAATTGCGAGCGCTCGAATGATTCATTACGAAACCGATCTCGGACATAATATCTGCGATTTCTCTATAATTGATACCATCGTCATCAAGAACGGTAGCATAACCTTTTGCGTTACCATTTTTCTTTTTGTTCATCTTCTTTTTGCCCCACGTTGAAGAGCGTATTTTCTACTCTGCAAATCCAACAATCGATTATTCAAAATATTGTGTATGTCTTGGGCTTCTTGTTGGGATTGTTGTGAATCCTGCTCTTGTCTTTCAGCTATAAATTTTCTGATAAAAACTAATTGTCTTAAATTGAAGACGGAAACAACGACGTTAAAAGTTGTAGACAAAAACAAAGTTAACAACAAATAATTCATGTTGGACTCTGTCCTGTTGCGATTAGCTTAGCTTGTTCATCTGTTACTTCGTAGTCTTTTGAGTCAATATCGTCGTACAATCCAAATCTCAATCTTAAGATCGCAGCTTCCTTTATCGAAAGACTATACATCACGTCTTTAACGACGATCATCATTTCTTTTTTAGCCAACGATTCAAATGGATCGTTAGCATAATTGTTGTCTTCAAGTTTGTCTTCTAGGGTAGAATTACCATTATCACCAATTTGTTGTTGGAGTGAAATGATGTTTTTACCCGACTGCATCGTCGCCTTGATTACTGTTTCAGAAACATCAATAATCTCAGATAATTCTTCCGAAGTAGGACCATATCCCTTAACTTCTTTAAACGCGTCCGACGCTTCGATGAGCTTCTTTTGCGCGGATGCAGCGTGAGCTGGTAGACGAATAATCTTCTTACGCTTTAAAACATATTGACTAATCGCTTGCTTAATCCACCACGTCGCGTAAGTCGAAAAGCGAAAGCCTTTCCTCCAGTCAAATTTATCGATTGCTTTCAATAAACCTAGGTTACCTTCTTGGATAAGGTCCTCTAGGGGGATGTTGTGTCCTTTTTGTTTTTTTGCGATATAAACGACTAGTCTCAGGTTTGATTCTGTCAGTTTTTGACGAGCTTTTACGGCACCACTTCCACCCTTTTCATAAGCCTGAAAAAGCCCAACGAGCTCTTCATGCTCAAGTTGCGGGAACGATTGCAAAGACCCGAGATAATTAGAGATCGTGTTTTGTTTATTACTAATGTTGTCTAGCATTTCAGTTAAGTCCGTTGTCTTCGTCCGCAGAATTTTCTGCTAAAACAGCATCGACTTCGACTGTGGGAACGAACTTCTTAACAAATTCAGCATGTAGCGCAGCTCGAGTTTGACGCAGGTTTTGTTCGCGCTGAAGATACGCTAGTTCAACTTCCCAAAGATATGGCTCGCCCCTCGTCGCGACGTGCCTAGATCTCTCGTGTTCCAATCGAGTAGCTCGGTCATGAATCGCCTCATCTGACATGTAGCCAATATCATCCATGTTGTAAATCTCCGGTGCGTCGTTGCTAAAGTTCTTGTTGAAATTCTTGTTCTTCTTAGACATTGTGTTTTTTCCTTATTTCGTAATGTAAAGTCAGTGACCTTCGTTGTACATAGAGCACATTACGTGCTCTAAAGATTCGCTAAGTTCCTTTAAGAAAGTTACAGAATCAAAAAATTCGAGATGAGTGATTTCGCTGTTGCTTAATAGTTTAAAACGACCGTGATTCGAAATTTGTACTCGCAAATTATCCTTACGATAAACTTGTTTCCAAACTTCTCTTCTTTCGGTAAGCGATACTACGTTCGACATATTGTTAGTGTACCTCGTCGAGGAAAAACTTTGCATCAATCGATTAATTGAATTGCGCCCCATTCGTCAGGACCGATTGTATAGACGACTCTTCTTACACCCGCAGCTCGCATTCTACCTTGACAACCCAAACAAGGTCTTGACATCGTCCATTCGCCTGTAGATCTCAACACTCGAGCGACCCAAACCATAGAATCGGGCGTGAGTTTTCTAACAACTCGAGCTTCAGCGTGGTGTGTAGGAACAATGTTCGCCGCAGCGATGTTTTTCGCCGTTACGATTACACCATCTTTGCGAAGTCCAACCGCACCGAGACAGAACGATCGATTATCGAATTTTTCTGGATTGTCTCTAGCAACATCCGCCGCCATCGCAAGCATTCGTCTGTCAATCGACATGATTAAATGATATTACAGTAGCTATCTCGCACATTGCATCGTAATTAATCCAGGAGGATTTTGCGATGGGCGTAAACGATTCAATGTCTACTTCTAAATCAGGATTAGAATTCATAGCCAAATGGGAAGGTTGCGTTCTTAAACCGTATCTAGATATCGCAGGTCTAAGAACAATAGGAATTGGTCATTTAATAAAACCCAACGAAAATTTCCCAGATGGAGTTGAGATATCTCTCGAAAAGGCCTACGAACTATTAGCATCAGACGTTAAAAAATGCGAAGATTCAATACGAGCTAGAATAAAAGTGCCACTAAATCAAAATCAATTCGATGCCTTGGTTTCTTTCGGCTTCAATTGTGGTACGGGAGTTTACGCAATGAGCGCCGCGTGTAAAACCTTGAATCAAGGAAATTATGCAGACGTACCAGAAAAGCTTCTCGCCTGGAGTAAGGCAAGAATCAATGGCGTATTGCAGGTCAATAAGGGATTGTACAATAGGCGTAAATCAGAAGGCGAATTGTTTAGTAAACTAAACGAAATGCAATCGCGTACTGTTCGATGGACAAAACAAACGTTAGTTGAAGTCCAAACTAAACTAACGAAGCTTGGACTCTACAAGATAAAAATAGATGGGGTTTGGGGACCAAGCACATCTTCAGCAATTCAAACTTTCGCGGAACAAAGAAAGTTACAGTTAGGAAATAATCCTAAAATAGAAATTCCTATCGAAACTTACAACGAATTAATAAAATCTTAAATTCATTTTTTTGAAGAATATAGATCTTTGTACCAACCTCCGCCCTTTAAAGCGAAGGAAGTCCCGCAAGGAATTAGTCGATTTAAGCAAAACGTTTTACAGTGAGGACATTCGGCTCCTTTAGGCGTCTTAATAGATTGGTACGCTTCAAAGGAGCCACTACACGCTAAGCAACCGTATTCATACGTAGGCATACAATTTTCTCCATCAAACGATAGGTGCCTGAACGACAATCGTCGTAGGAAACATGATGAGTTGACCTTTCAACTCAGCGACGCCGGGTTGTCTTGTAACCTTCAAAGGTCCTTGATGATTGACTAAAACAGATAACTTCGAATCAACCAACAACTCAGAAAATCTTTTTTCTACTCCATCTACCCAACACGTCTGGGAAACCAACTGACATATTTGAGAATAATCAGAATGCAACATATCGTGGGCTGTCGCATTCGGTTGAATTACTTTTACAGGTTTTCCATTGAGCTTATTGTAACTAGAGGGGACGGAAAATCCATTAATGCCTTGAAAAGAATTACCGGAAAAATGCCAACCATAATTGCAAGCTCGACCGGGCAACTGTTCTAGTTTTCTATCCAGGATCCAGTGTTTGCCCGGATCTGCTACAAGTCCAGAATCGACGCCCAACTTTTTTATCTTTGCGTCAACATTGCTTGAATGTTTTATCATCGATGCTACAGTAGATGATATTGTCATCGGAGCAGGATCAATTCGTCGCTGAGCAGAAATATAGACAATATCTGCAAGTTGCGCGGTCATCATCGACGCGTCAAACAAATCCGCAAGATTCTGTTGTAATTTCGCGCTAACATTAACTCGAATCCCGTCGATTTTTAAGGCGTCGTCCATCACTTGAAATTTTGCGACGTAACCACCCGCTGAATGCGTTATTTCGGTCCAAGATGCCTCGAACGTGCCTGCAAGTACTCGATCAAGAATGTATTTTTCGCGATCAATTAATTTTTCTGGAAATAACACGATTCAATCATACCCAAAAAAGATACTTTGTTCATCTTATCAATTTTTTTTGCGACGACCCAATTGATCGAATTCGTAACCATCGCCTTGACGATTCATCGTTTGTACCAATTTCGATGGGTCTTCGTGACCTTGCGATATCTCTTGCGATTCAACGTCTAGCGTCTTGGGATATCCTTTTTGACCGGGTTTTAGTCGAGGTTTACCAGCTTTTCTTCTGGCTC